GTTGTCGACGGTCCCTTACTCTCGACAGCTCAAACGTCACCGCACAACCTATGCCCACGCCCTCAAGGAAAAGGAGGGTGTTGAAAAAACCCAAACATAAGGGGGCAACTAGAACCCAAAGGCCAAACTCACAACAAAACCGCCACGCAAAATAGAAGCTGTTGTTGATGAGGCGGTCGGGCAGTCGGTGCTTCACAGGATCTTGGGAAGACCGGGGTAGTTGGTCTCTTTGTTCAAAATACCGAACAACATGGCGTCGATGTCTTCAAAAGAGGCCGACTTGGGCAACGTACTTGTCTTGTACGCCTCGTTGATTTGAGCCTGGAGCTTCTCCGATACCTCCATCAGCTCGTCGTAGCTGTATAGGCCCTTACGGATCGCCATCAGGTTGTCGGCATCAGGGCGTCGAACCTGTAGCCCCTCACCGTTGAGGATCTCCAACCCTGTCCGCAAAAGGCGAATCAGGTGGCTAGCATGTTTGGTGTCGTAGCCGTACTGGGCCTCCAACTCCGCACGAGCTTCGTTGCGTTGCTCCTTCCAGTTGACGAACTGCTGCCAGTGCTTACGTGCAGCCCGGTACTTACGCTCCATCTTGATGGCGTACAGCACGTCTTTGGACAAACCAATGCTGGCTCCTCCAAGCTCGTACACCTTTTCATCGAGCATGTCTTCACTGCACTGAAGCACTGACGCTTGGAAACTCACCATGCGATCCCGAAGCGTGTCCTGTGCGGCCCCCTTGATGTACTCGTCGAGACCATCTTCGACTTGCCAGTCACGGATGATCTTGAGCACGGCCTCGTTGATCTGATTGCGCACATCAGCCGGGAGCACCGACTCCTCGGGGAGATCGAACTCTTTGCGAGTGGGCTCAGCCTTTGGAGGGTCGAGCAACCAAGCACGGTGGCCCTTGATGCGCTTCAACTGCGACATCGCGTAGCCGGTGTACGTGTGCTTGCACTTCTTCGACAGGAAAGAGGGCGCGTGCTCTCTCACCGTCCGCCACTCATCCGTCTGGAACAAGATGTCCCGGTCATCAAGGAACAAAAGCTCCAAGATGTTGGGGTTGTTGTTCGCCGCGAGCTTGACCAACTTGGTCAAACTGAAGATGCACAGGTCGATTTCCCCATGCTTCTCGTAGCCAGGTCCCGCCGTCGGGTGCCCCTGCATGGAGTTCAAAGCAGCCGCACACGCCTCAGTTCCCCACGGCCCCACCTGACAGGGCGCAAGGAACTGAGAAAAGTCCTGGTAGAAACTCTCCCGCACATGACGGGGAGTGATGGCGGCACCACGAATATCCACGTCCGACTCCGGCCGCGCCATACCATAGGCGTGCGACCCGGTGACGGCCAGGAAGATGGTGTGTCTGTCTACGTCAAAGTGCATGACTAACCCTGTCGGGCTTATACGCGAAACTCAGTGGGTGTGATCCATCCGTCGATCACACGTTGGGCAATCGGTAAACGACCCCAACAGTTCCGTGGCCTGTTCCCCCACGGTGACAAGCTCCTGCTCTTTTCGCTCAATCTCCAAATCAAGGTTCTTGACCAGCTTTTGGCTATCCGCGAGCCGGTCCCGCAATCCCCTCCATTTGGTCAAAGCCTCCTTGAACCGACCAGCCTTCGTCACCGCAGCATCATCAAGGACAATGCTATCGGCCACTTTTTGCGCTTCTTGCGCACGTTCTTGATCCTGAACCGCAGCCTCGTAACGCACTGCGAGGTCCACAGTCACCTGAATCCCCTGCCTGAACGCCTTAGCTTTCGCCACACGGGTCTCTGAAGGCAACAGCGCCTCCACGTCCCCCACGCCAGCCAACGCCTCCACGGCCTCTGAGGCTGTCTTGTACCGGGCACCCAGCTTCACGAGGTTGACGTGGGCTTTGCCGATCCTCTCAGCTTTGACGTGCCGAGTTTCTAGGTTCTCCAAAGTGGTGATCACGTCGTCGAGCCCGGTGAACTCCTCTTGACGTTTTTGGAGCTTCTCACCATCAGCGATACGGACCTTCAAATCGGCTCTTGCCGTTCGACGATCCGATTCCGACATCTTCAAAGCTTTGTTGAGTTGGTTGACCCGTTCAACGTCTGCCACCGACTCCGCAATGACGGAGCCGGGTTGATCCAAAAGGAACATCACCCCGTTCATCTGCGGAGCAATCTGCGGCCACAAATCCGTACCCCCCACGGCGACAGGCACCACACCGAAAACAGCCATCTCGATGGGGACGCCATGCCCGACACGATCAAACTTCTTACCGTTGATCGTGTAGCGGTTGACCTTCGCCCCCTTCTCCCACTTGAGAGTGTGGCCGTCTTTGAGGTCTTCGATGTCTACGGTGCAATGAGGCGTCCCCAACCTCACGAAGTCGTAACCTCGTGTGTTGGTGAACGCTCCACGGATAGCCCGGAACATCGCCGATTTGCCGGCGTTGTTGGTGCCGGTGAGACTGGTCAGCCCATCAATGGTGATGGTGGCATCTTCGATGGACTGATAGTTTCGGACTCTGACTTTGAGCGGCATCAGGAATCGTCGGAGGAAAGATCCCCGCTGATGTTACCCAGAATCTCCGCAAGCTCCGCGTCGTCCACGATGCCTTCGCCTTCAAAGATTTCGGGCTCGTCTCCATCCGCTTCGCCGGAGCCTGCCATGAAGGGACGGATCTGCTTCTCCAATGCCTTCTGCATCTTCTTGTCCTCCATGAAGGCTTTGCGGAACTTCTCCATGCCTTGCATTCGGAGTTCTTCGCCGTCGGACTGAATCCACGAAATCCACGAGCCCGCCTTCTTGACGATTTTGTGCGAAACGCCGATCTCAATCATCGAACGCAAATCGTCGATGCCTTCACCCCAACGGATGTAGAACAACTCCTCGTTGCCCTGCTGGGGACTGACCTTGCACTTGTCGAGCTTGGCTTTGATGATAGCACCCGTCACCCGCTCCTCGGTCTTGTTGGTGAGCACCGAGTAATCGGAGTTCTTCTCCGTCTTCACTCGTTGAAGCTTCATCCGCAGTGCGGAGTAGAACTTCCACGCTTTACCACCTTGAACCGTGATGGGATCGCCGTAGCCACGTGTGTTGATGGCGGAACGGATCTGACTAATCCCAATGACGGATGAGTTTGTTTTGTTGATGCGCCCTTTGAGTTTGGGCAAAAACTGCGACCACACGGCAGCGTTCATACCAACACGGCCCTGGTCTGCGGTCTCAGCCACTGACTTCTCAAAGTACGCCTTGGGAACGCCAGCACCCACAGAATCGAGCACGATGAGATCAATACCGGCTGATGCCATGGTCCAAAGGATTGCGATGCCCTCGTCCAGCGTGTCGGGCTGACACAACATGAACCGATCCGGGTCTCCGATGGGGACACCTAGTGCGGCAGCGTAATCGGGAACAACCTCGTGCTCCCAGTCGATGTAAACGCAGGCCGCGTTGAGATCGTTGTTGAGGGTGGTCGCCGCCGCCGTTAGTGCGATGGTGGTTTTGCCTGAACCCTCGTGTCCGTACAGGTTCAGGATCTTGCCCTTGGGTAGTCCCGGGCAAGGAGGGACACCATGACGGTTTGGCTTTCCACCAATGAGGTAGTCGATGATCATCGACCCCGTGGGCAGGTGGGGCAAAGATAGTTTGGCAGCTCGGGGATCGAGATTGGACTCCCAATCGTTCGATTTGAGCGCCTTGTTCAACATGTCACGCGCTTGGCCTAGTTTGCCTCTGCCGCCCGTTTTCGCTGTGGCTTTTTTGGTGGACTTTTTGGTGGCCTTTTTGGTGGCCTTCGGGGGTTTCTCGGTCTTTGCTTTCGCCATTGGTATTCCTTTTACGCCATCGACCAGAGAAAGAAGCGCTCAGACTCTCGGTGCAGGATGCCCTTGAGTTCTGTCTTCCCGGCCTTTTTACCGCGTGTGTATGTGTGGATTTCGGTGAAGGTTCGGGCTTCAACGGGGGTGAGGTCATCTTCGGTCAGGAGGTTTGCGTACAGCTCCCAGAACCGACCAGCCGCTTGAGCGACATGATAGGCATCTGCCTCGTTGTGATCCCACTTCCCTTTGCCGCCCGTATCGTCTTTAGCTGCATCCACCATGTCCGCTTTGCTCATCTTCCATGAGCGAGGAAGCCCACGGATCTCTTTCGCAAACGACTTGACTTGAGGTGGCGCAAAAAAGATCACATCTTGTCTGTGACCTCGGATCGATTCCAGGCAGAACAGGAACAACCCGTACATGCCTTCGGAGTAGTCTTCGTTGAAGACGGGGTGCTCGATGCCCATAGCATCAGGCTCCAACTCTTCGATCAGTTCATCCAGGCAATCTCGCAAATGGAGATAGCGCGAAATGTCATCAGGGAACTGACGCTTCTTGGTTTGAAAGCGTCCCCGGCTGATGCACCGCTTAGCCCCTTTGGCTTCGGTGTCATGGAAGGCCCACCCGAAGGCGGTAAGAGAGGGGTCCAGACCGAGAATCCTCATCTGGACCCCTCAGAGCCACCTAGTCGTCCAGCATGGAACCAATGAGGTCTTCAACCTCACCAGCACCCGCTGCCGTTCCACCCATCGCACCCGTGGGCGATGCGACATCAAGTCCC